ACGCGATCACGAACGTCAGACTGAGATCTATTTCTTAGCGCATGAGTGTTTGCGTAGAGCCAATGTGGTTGTACCTGTATTCGGCATCGAGTTTATTGACAGTTTAGAAACTGTCGAAGTAATGGATGACGAAAAAAAATAACACAGCGTGATTCGATAATCTATACGATAGCCAGTCTGTCGGTAGAGACAGGAATTGCGCCACAGGCTTTTATAGATATGGATTCTGAGATGCTTAGGGCAATAGTCCAGGTGTTATCGGATCGAGCTAAGGAGATCAAAAATGCCAGTAAACGTAATCGGCGTTAAAGATGTCCTTGCAGGCCTAGAGTTTATTGATGAAGATATGCGCCAACGCATCAGGACTGCTATTGATCCTGCTATGCGTGGCGTGGCTATGAAGGCTAAAGGTTTTGTGCCTGCTGATACCGACGTGCTATCAGGATGGGCTAAGCCAGCATCTCAAGTTACAAATTACAGACCATTTCCTAGATTTAACTCTGCAAACGTCAGAGCAGGTATTGGTTATAACCCTGGTGAAAACAAAATCCAAAAAAATGGATTTCAAGTAAGCAACTATGTTTACAACGTAAGTCCTGCCGGTGGCATTTATGAAACTGCAGGCAGATTAAATCCACAAGGCAGAGCCCCTGTTATGAGCACTACATTAAAAGAATTGGGCGGAGTAGAGGCATACAACAAGCCAAGAAAAGGATCTAAGCAAAGAGGTAGAAGTGCTTACAACTCTAACAATCCTTTCGCTGGCTACCAATTTGTTACTGCATTACCGACTGTTACATCCCAGCCTAGAATGAAAGATATACGTAGCGGTGGTCGTAAAACTAAAGGCCGGTTAATTTACAAGGCGTGGGCATCCGATAGTCCTAAAGTTTATGATGCAATTCTAAAGGCGATAAACGCTACAGCTGTAGATTTTAACAAAAAAACAGAAATTAAGAGGGCAGCATAATGGCCAATGTAGTCGTCTCCGCTATTGCGACCTTTAATGGTAAGGCACTAAAAAAAGGCCAGAAAGATTTATCAGCCTTTGATAAGCAAGCGCAAAAACTAGGCAAAACATTTAATAGGGTATTTGCGACTACCGCTATTGTGGCATTTAGCAAAAAAGCTATTAACGCGTTTGCAGCTGATGAGAAAGCCGCCAAGTCTTTAGCAGTACAGTTAGAAAACACTGGCAACGCATTTAGAATAAATGAAGTAGAAGCCTATATTGCAGGCTTGCAAAATCTATACGGCGTATTAGATGACCAACTACGCCCGGCATTTCAGACTTTATTAAACGCTACTGGATCAGTAACCCTAAGCCAGCAGGCATTAGAAACCGCATTAAACGTCAGTGCAGGCACAGGTAAAGATCTAGCAAGCGTGGTGGCTGCAATAGCCAAGGGTGCATCAGGCACTACGACAGCATTAGCCAGGTTAGGCACAGGCTTAGATAAAGCAACTATTGCTAGTGGCGATATGAATAAGATCATGGCAGCACTTGACAAGAAGTTTGCCGGTCAAGCTCAGGCAAGATTAACTACCTATGCAGGCAAGATAGATTTGCTAAAGGTTGCAGCTGCTAACGCTACGGAGATCATAGGCAAAGGCTTAATAGATGCCCTTACCGCTATAGGCAAAGATAATTCAATCGATCAAGCTGCTAACTCTATGAATAACTTTGCAGTCGCTATTGCTAATACTGCTACTGGCATGGGTGAGTTAATAGGTGAGATTAAAAAGATTATAGATAGCGATGTTGGCAAGTTTTTACTAGCCATTACAGCCTTATTAACCTTAGGCAAAAAGCAGTTAATTGTAGGAGCAGCAGGGTTAATTGCTTATGACATAGGCAAAACTCCAAAGGCTACTTCTAATTTTACTTACGGCGCAGGAAACCCTAGAGCAGATCTGATATTACAGAAAAAATTAACAGCTGCTAAAAAAGAAGAATACGCAATTTTAACTGCATCGAATAAGGCAAAATCGGCCGTAGAGCAACTTAGAGACAAGTTTGATCTAGAGCGTATTGGTTTAACTGTTGCGCTTAATGCGGCTACAGATGAAGAGACCAAATTACGCATTAGAGCTCAGTTAGCCATTTTAGATAACAATGAGGCTTTGGCTAAAAAGATATTGGCTGAGATGAATGCGGCTGAAGCTGCTAAGAAATTGGCTGAAGCTGCTGCAAACTTGGAAGCGGCCTTTAGAGCGACTATTGCACGCCTAGCAATCTATGATCCAGTGCGCAACATAGCACCAGGTCAAACTGGTCCATTTGCTACCAACGTGCCATCTACTCCGTTTATGGGAACTCCATTCGGACAGGCTGGTGGCAACACTGGACCAATCAATCAAGCACCAGTAAACGTAACGCTGGAGTTAGCCCCTAACGCTGGAGAGTTTGGACAGTTAATTTACAACTCATTCCTAATTAATCAAAAGAATGGATTAACGCAAACTGTTAATGGCGGCATAGGATGACCTTACCGATAATCAATGCGGTAATTAACTTTTCTACTGGCCCAGCGTTTGCCCAAGCATTTATATTAGATCAGGGTATATTAGGTACTAACGTATTGGCTGATAGCGCAGCTGTAATTGTTGATGTGTCAGATCAAGTAAACCTAGTACAAACTAGACGAGGCCGTAACGCTTTGTCCGATGAGTTTCAGACTGGCAATTTAACTTTGCGCATAATAGATCAGAATGGCGATTTTAATCCAGAGAATCCTTCTGGCCCATACTTTGAGTTGCTAACACCTATGAAGAAGGTGCAGATCAGTGCAACCTACTCAGGAGTAACATATCCAATCTTCTCAGGTTTTATTACTTCTTATGTAAACAGTCAGCCTAAAGATGCCACAGAAGTTGCATATACAACCATTACAGCTGTAGATGCCCAAAGATTAGCCCAGAATGCTCAGATCTCTACAGTTACGGGTGCTACTGCTGGTAACCTGTCCGGCACTAGAGTTAATCAGATCTTAGATCAAATCTCATGGCCAGCGACTATGCGTGATGTTGATGCAGGTTTAACTACAATGCAGGCAGATCCTGGTACTAATAGAACTTCTTTAGGTGCATTACAAACTGTAGCCCTTAGCGAATATGGGGCAATATATGTTGATGCTTCTGGATCATTTGTTTTCCAAGATAGATCAGTAACAGCAGGATCTATTGGCGCAACACCTACATTATTTGCTGATGACGGTACTGGTATTCAATATGCCAATGCTGTATGGAAGTTAGATGACACCCTCATATTTAATAAATCAACAGTAACTAGATCGGGTGGCACTGCTCAGGTAGCAACTAATCAGGCATCAATAGATAAATACTTCTTACACTCATACTTCCTAGATGGCCTGCTAATGCAGACCGATGCAGTAGCCCTAGATTATGCCCAGGCTTATACCGCTTCCAGAGCTGAAACTTCTATCCGATGCGATGCCGTAGAACTAGACCTATACACTCCAAATTACAACACAGGCATAATTGCAGCATTAGATTTAGATTTCTTTGATCCGATCACAGTTATTACCACTCAACCAGGTGGATCTACCCTGGAGAAGACCTTACAGATTTTCGGAGTAGCATTTAACATCACCCCGAATAGTTGGAAAACCACGTTTACGACATTAGAGCCCGTTATAGATGCATTTATCCTAAATAATACGATTTATGGCACTTTAGACTATAATGTCCTCAGTTACTAAGGAGATACAATGGCAGCAGGATTAGGTTTTAAGGACTTTGTTACCGGTGAGGTGTTAACCGCAGCCGATGTAGATGGCTATTTAATGCAAAATATTTGGGTGTTTGCTAACGCTACAGCTAGAGATGCAGCAGTTACATCACCACAAGAAGGCAACGCCTGTTATCTTAAAGATACAGACGCTGTAATGACTTATAGTGGTGCTGCTTGGGTTGCCGTGGGCGGAAGCGTACCAACTTCCTATGGTTATGCGGCTGGTAAGAACAAAATTATTAATGGTGATTTCTTCATAAACCAACGAGGATTTACCAGTACAACCTCTAGTGCTTTTGGATTTGATCGTTTTTATAATCAAAGTGATGGCGCAAGTGGAACAGCAACTTTTTCTGCACAAACTTTTACTCCAGGTACTGCACCAGTTTCAGGATATGAAGCAAAAAACTTTTTAAGATGTATTACAACAGGGCAAAGTGCGGCTGGTGTATATAGTATATTTCAACAGCAAATTGAAGATGTAAGAGCAATTGCTGGTCAAACTGTAACAATATCTTTTTGGGCAAAAGCCGCAAGTGCTACTCCTAAAATCGCAATTGAAGTAGAGCAAAACTTTGGTGCTGGTGGTTCACCTTCTGCCGCGGTTCAAACCTACGCAGGTCAAGTAACTCTTTCTACTTCATGGGCTAGGTATTCTGTTTCTGTTGCAGTTCCGTCTATTTCTGGAAAAACTATTGGCACTACTGCAAATACTTCAAGTAATGGAATTAATTTATGGGTTTCTGCCGGAACTACATATAATGCGCGTACCGGTTCACTTGGTATTCAATCAAATACTTTTGATATTTGGGGTTTACAAGTAGAACAAGGATCAACAGCCACGGCCTTTCAAACTGCAACAGGAACTATCCAAGGTGAGTTAGCCGCTTGCCAAAGGTATTATTTTAGAGCAACTGGCACAAGCCAACCATTAGGCGCTGGAGTTTATTACGCTTCAACAACCGCTTTAATATCGGTTAAATTGCCAGTAACTATGAGAGTTTCTCCAACCTATGGTTCTAGTGGAACAGATGCGGTTTCTATTTATAGTACCAGTTCAAGAGCTTCTACAGCTAATGTTTTAGATGTATCTTCTCCAGATAATATAACAATTATAGGAACTACTGCTGCATCAACTGCTGGGTATGGCGCAGTCGGTTATCTCAACTTGTCCAGCAAATACTTGGAAGCGGTGGCTGAATTATGAGTAACTTTACTTATGAAGTATATACAACCTTAAACGGTTCTCAATACATTAAAAAAACTGATTCAAATGGTATTGAGTGGTTTATTCCATCAGATCCTGCAAACTCAGATTATCAAGAATACTTAAAGTATTTAGAAGATAATAAGTAGTAATGAAGCCCTGGCTATGTGCAGCTGGAGAAGAGCTTAGGGATGCCGTTACTACCTGGTATCCAGATAGGCGCACTACCAGTGATGGGTGGATTGGCGATGCTCGTCACAGTGCCAGAAAATCGGATCATAATCCAGACAGCACCGGATGCGTGCGAGCCATTGATATTGATTCTAGGCTGGATTCATCCGAAGGGCTCTCGGTTTATCTGGCTGACCAAATCAGAATCTGTGCGAAAACCGATAAGCGCATATCTTACGTAATACATAACGGCATGATTGCTAGCAGGATTCTTAATTTTAAGTGGCGTAAGTATTCAGGATTTAACAAACATACAAAACATGTCCACGTTAGCTTTACAAAGGCTGGCGACAAAGATGGTAGAGCGTTCGATATACCACTACTAGGGGGAAAAATATGAAACTTAACAAAAAACATAAAGCAGCAATTAAGTCATATTTAAGAGCTGTAGCAGCATCAGGCATAACTGTTGCTTTGGCTATTGTTGGCGACATCAAGCCAGAGTATGCAATTCTTCTAGGTGCTTTAGTTGCACCCCTAATCAAAGCTATTGATCCTACTTCTGGTAAAGAAGTTGATTATGGCATTGATGCGAAATGACACCGGCAGAATGGG